TGAGTTTTATTTAGCACAACAATCCCTGCGTTACCTAAGCAATCCGCCCCAGCCAGGCAACCGCCGCGCGCGGCGTTATTTGTCCACGTTAAGCACGACCCATCAACTACCGCTAAGTACTCACTTTCAGTAAGTTCCACGTGAGTTGGCGCGCCAACCAAAATTGTAGCAGAAGACGAAGAGGCTAGAGTGGTCGACACCATCCCGCTTCCACCGACAAATGAAGACACGGGATAAGCTAAGGCGGTATACTTAGAACCAAACCCGGAACCAGCGCCGACGCCATATGGAAGTCTACCTGCATAAACGGATGCAGGTGAATTTAAGAGCTCACTTATTGAATAGTGAAAATATCTTTCCGCTGCATTGGTAGGAGGACCAAATATTTGGACCAGTTCTTGTTTTGTGGAAATTAATAAAACTTCATCGATTGGACCCTGCTGAGCGAACCCGGTAATGTATACACTAGTTCCACCTGCTGCAGGCGCTGTAAAGGAAAGATCTGATTCTCTAATTTCAACTCCGGGAGAGTTTATAGTACGCTGTGCCATAAAATTATTTATCCTATCTTAGGTTAATAATTTCAAAAATTCATAACTTCTGTATGTAATTGTGAGTATACAAATGTAAAACCTGAAGTAATTTCTCCAGGTGTTTGATAGTTGTAAGTTACAGCTTCAATAGTTGTAGGAAACGCTTTTGTATATTTAAATTTTATCCTATTATTATTAAATTCATCTTTACCGAAGATAGTTAAATCAGTTTGATAGTCTTTAAAAGTCTCCTCTGGGTTATTATCATTAAGCTCACGGGTGTTGTAAGTACCTTCATACTGATCATGCAATAAGTTAATCCACTGGTAAATAGTCCAGTAGTTTTTGTATTCGTTATCTATGTTGAAATTAACACTCACAGGAGGATAGGGATTCTTGGAGTGTGAAGACACGTATAAAGTACTTCCAGCATATCTGTTTTCTACTGCTGGTACGGTTATTTCTGGGACCGCTGCGCCAAAAACCGAAAACTGAACAGAATCAGGAATAATATTAGTATTATTTTGATTAAACTTTTTGCTAATTTGTTTTAGTATAGGTGGTACGTCAAAAACTAATAAGAACTTATCAGCTCTTGATTTATTCAGCATTGCTTGCTGCATTGTGTTTCTAGCCATATAATATATTTATACCTCTCTAGGCGTTCCTGCTTGCCAGTTGTCAGGTGGGGGTTCACCTATAAGTTGGTAGCCAAAAGACTTTAACTCATCCATCTCGAGTTCAGACTCCTCCCCCATTCCCCAGACTATAGCCGGCAGCGTGTGGGTATGATCTCCTACAATTTCTTCATCGAGGTAAATAGAGGTTGGGTCTTCAAAATACTGTAAACCAAAGTCCATTGGCTCTATTACTAAGGGCTTGCCCATATCATCTTCTTCAACAATTTCAAAGAAGCGTTCTGTTATTTCTTTTTCTAGTATAAAGAGGCTATATAATATAGCCATTACTCTATCGTCATGAAATCCAGCTCGAGCTTTCCATGTGCCGTTAGGGTATCTGACAAAGTTTCTTAGCTCCATAACAGTCTCTTCTTCGTTAATATTAACAACTCTCACCTCGTTCATAAAGTAACGCATATTAAGAACGCCTTTATATTTGGTATTGGTATGAGCTATCATACCTCTCATTACATTACGACGGTGAGCATTAGCATTACCATATGAAACGATTTTTTCATACCCTAAATCAACTGCCAATCTATCCACGACCTGCGCGCCACAATTGTTTCTCTCAATGAGAGCTAAGGGAGACCCCCAGTTACGTAAAATCTTATATACCCTATTAGTAAATTCTAAAGGCGGGATAGTGTTGTTTCTATAAACAGCTACCTGCTTAATATCTTTTATATCGGTAATGTCTAATATCTGAATAACAGATGCATCTACACCTACGCCCTCAGAGATATCAACACCAGCGACATATAGCTTAGCTTCATCTGGTTCTTCCCAAATCTTATAATGCCCCTCATCTAGTACGATCTTTGGTTTAGATACTTTACTCATCATTTCTTCAAACAATTCATCATCTAGTGTAGACTCACCTGAATGAATAAACTCGCATTCGAATTCTTGTAACCATGCTTCGGAAGACCCTAGAGCTGTTTTGGTATCTTTGGCCCACGCTTCATCACGACCAGGAACCTCGTCCCATCTTATCTTATCATGAGCCCAACTATTTGTGCCTTCAATAGCTCCCATGTATAGCTTATAAAATAAATTATCAGTCCCATTAGCAGTTGAGCATACAAACACTTTAGATTTTTTAGAAGAAGAGATAATAGGGAAAACTGATTTCCAAAATTCTTCAACTAAATTGGGTTCAATAAAGGCCATTTCATCAATAACAAGGCAGTTAACAGACTGACCACGAGCAGCAGTACCGGTAGTAGTTGTGATACCTATCCTACTTCCATTTTCTAATGTCATCGATGTCTTAGCATACTCTATAACAGGAGGCTTTAACCAGTTTGGCAGTTCTTCGTACGCCATTCTAACTCTCTGGAAAATTTCAATAGCTGTTGCCTCTTTGTTTGCTACTAATAATATACGTTGGTCATTATTAAAGCATGCTTGCCAGAGGATATAGATAGTCATCATTGTCGATTTACCTATCTGCCGGGACGCTAGGAGACAAAAGAATCTAGTATCTCTCATTATTCTCAGAGCTCTTTTTTGAGGTTTATATAGCTTTATCTTTTCTTTACCTCTATCTAAGTTAATGATGTGAAAAAACTGTTCAGCAAAATAGAGTATATTACCACTAGCTTTTTTAAGGTTTCTTACTTGTTCTTTAGTATATTCACCCTTCCAATTAACGTTGGGTAAGTTGCGATTACCCATATAGAACATATTATCTTGTCTAGCCACAAAAATATTTAGTAGGAAGCATAAATAATTACATGTCTAGCAAGAAAGACTTATTATCAATTGGTGAAGCGTACGGTGATGTACTTAATAGAGTAAAAATTAATGAAGAGGTACCCGCTGGTGAAATTGGTGAGGCGCCTTTAGAGTCTGGAGGACCTGAAGAAAGAGGAGGGTTTAGACCATCAGAAATTGATATTACTAAATTATCAGATAAGAAAAAAGAGGATAACGTTTATAACATTGGCGGTTTAACTTACGGTGATGGCAACGACCCGGGTATTAGTAATCAATCACCAGAGCCAACTGGGCCTGAATACGCGCAGGTGCCTTACTCTGGTGTTGTGGGTAATGAAGAAGATGAAGAGGATGATGATGAATGGAATAAGGCAGAGAACGAAAGAGAAGAAGCCCGAGACCGTGGAGAAGAAGCCAAAAAAAAGGGTGATTGGAAAAAATGGAATAAGGAGGAGAATAAGAGAGAAGCTGCTAAAGATAAAGCTAGGAGTTTAAAAGAGGAAGAAGATGAAGAAATTTTAGCAGAACACGAGAAAATTGCCCGCGCGGGCCTAAATAATTTTATGAGCAAACAGTCCGTATTTGATAAACTTTATAATAAGGTAATGGTTAACGAGGACTTCGGTGAAGAAGTAGATGATGTTACTGAACTCGAAGCCTTAGGAATTGAAAAAGATGAGGTGGTTGACGACGTTCCGGAAGAGATTTCAGTTACTATTCCTGGTGAATTAGCACAACATCTTAGTGATGTTCTTCAAACAGCTTTAGCGGAACAAGAGACCGATGTTGATATTGACGTAGATGTTGAAGACGATCATTGGGAAGAGGATGAAGAAGCCGCTATGAAAGATGGTGGTGGAGCCGGCGTTGACGCTGGATCTACTCTTAAGAAAGAGATTAATTATGGAAAGAAAAACAAAGTAGGTAAGCTTCACCCTGCCGGCAGCGCTGTTAAGAAAGACGGTGGCGGTTATGGTGTAGATGCTGGCTCGACTCTTTCGAAAGAAATTAACTACGGGAAACAGAACAAAGTTGGTACTACCAAGCTTGGATCTATTCCAGGCGCTTAATTGCTCAGAAATTAAACAATAATAAAAGCCCGTTGAGTATGTCTCTTCGGGCTTTTTTAATAAATATAGGTGTGAGGTTTTACAATGAGACTTTAAATCAAAAATTTTGGTCTGAGGACAAAAAATTTGACCCAGATATAAGAGAGAAGCTTTTGTCCATTACTGATGATTTTATTGATAATTTAGATCTCCAAGGAGTGCGAGTGGATGATGTTACCCTTACTGGTAGCAATAGTAACTACAATTATAATGAGTATTCTGACTTAGATGTTCATGTATTAATTGACTTTGAGGATATTAACGAGGATGAAGAGTTAGTTAAAAAAGCATTAGACGGTGATAGGTTTGTATGGAATCTTAGACATAATGTAAATCTTAGAGGACATGATGTTGAAATGTATATGCAGGATAAAGATGAGCCTCATGTTGCTTCAGGTCTTTATTCATTGAAAGATGATAAATGGATTACAGAGCCATCATATGATCCACCGTCAGTAGATATCAAAGATGTATTTAAAAAAGCTAATACAATCGAGACTGATATTGAAATATTAAAGCAGAAAATATCTACCGCTAGAGGTAATGAAGCTAAGGAGCTGCATAATAAAGCTAAGCGTTTAAAAGAAAAAATATCTAAGATGCGTAAAAGGGGATTAGCTCGTGAAGGTGAGTTTAGTGTCGAAAACTTAGCTTTTAAAGTCTTACGTAATACAGAAACTATTAGTGATTTAATAGATTTAATTTCGTCTTCTTACGATAGGATTTATACCGAGAGCTTTAAAACATTTTTTGAATATTATCAAGGCGAGGAACTCTTAAAGTTTAATACAGGTAATAAGAATCCTAATAGAGTTGGCCCTAATAAGAAACATTTAAATTCAATTAAACAAGACCACCTGCATGCATGTCCACATGTAAGCAACTTAGTAAATGGCGGAGCGCATCAAATAAAATTAATGGGCATGCCTTTACATAATACTTTAGATGTATATCATGTAGATTTTAGCCCGGGTATTACCAAGACCCTCGGTAATTCTGGCGTTGAAGTTGAAATGTTTGAAGACGAAGAGGGTAATCACTGCGGTATGTTAAAACAAAGATAAAATGCCGGACTCACCTCCATGTAACGAAAATAGATTAAACTGTACGCCAGATAAAGTACTGGCGGCAACTATGATACCGTCGTGTGGGAAGTTTGTTAACCCTTCTAATCTACAGGCAGAACAATTAATCTTTGATCAATCATTTAAAGATTTAATAAACAATTTTGGTATACCTGTTGATTATTATATCAATACATTTAATTTATCAGCTGCAGACCTCTTATATGGAGAAGATTTTGGCTCGAGCACTTCAGGGTCATCACAATTTAAAGGCCCGTTAACAGGTGTTCAAATGTATATAGAGTTATCTGATGATGCAGTTAGCTTAGGTAAATTTGGTTTTGACCCGGGGGATGAATTTACCGCGTATGTGCATATTAGTTCATTTGCTGAGTCTGCGAGTGCGTATTTTGACTATTCATCTGTAGGACAGTCAATTGAACCAAAGTCAGGCGATGTTATTGATTTAAAGGTGTTGGGTTGTGATAGACCTAACGGGAGAGGATCCGTTAAATATGAGATTACAGAGCGAATGGATCAAGACGTGTCAGCTCTTAATCCGATTTTAGGTCACTATATTTATAGACTAAGAGGTAAGCGCTACCAGTCTTCGTTCGAGAGCGGCTTATCAAGTGAGCTTGTTAACGAGCAAATCTATGACAATTCTTTCAGTGGTGTATTATCTACAACATTAGTAGATCAGCTTACTTCTGACGGTAAGACATACCCGA